GTACAGGGAAGTAGAAAACGACATTATTGAATACTTTGCTCGTAGGGCGGAGGAAATTGCTGAAGAAGACGGCAGTGATGGCACGGATGCCTACTGGCAGAAAAAAATTCGACTTGAGCGCGCAGAAAATCTTGTTCGTATTACTGGTTTGCGTAACGTTGTTTCTGAAATAAAATACGACACCATCGCCCAATGGATTGATAATTTTCTAGAGTCAAGTGACGGCGAAAAAGTAATTATTTTTGCTGAGCACATTGACTTTGTTGAAAAACTGTACGAACGATATAAAGACAAGGCTGTTAAGGTTCGTGGTGGAGTGTCTGTAAAGGACCGCCAAGAAGCCGTTGACAGGTTTCAAAATGACCCCGATTGCAGGGTTTTTGTTGCCAATATGACCGCAGCGTCAGAAGGCTTGACATTGACCGCTGCTAGTGATGTAATCTTTTGTGAGCTTGCCTGGACTCCGACTATGCACGAACAATGTGTTAGTCGTTGTTACGCTAGAGCAAACGACATGCACGGTGCTACCGCTTGGTATTTGCTAGCGCCGAAGACTATTGACGAAAAGATTTACGAGCTTTTACAAAACAAGAAGCAAATCATTGATGCTGTAACGGATGGCATTGATGTTACTGAGGGGGAGAGTATCATCGACGGGCTTATTAGTGACTTCGTAAAGCGTGGTCAAACGAAATGATTATTCGCACGCCCAACCGAGACAGATACGTCATTATTTCAAAGGTGCCACTTGAGGACAGTCGTTTGTCATGGAAGGCAAGAGGTCTTCATGCCTATTTAATGTCAAAACCTGACAACTGGGAAGTTGTTATTGAGCATTTGATTACCCAGGGTCCTGATGGCAGAGATGCCGTCAGAGCGGGTCTTAGGGAGTTGGAAGAGGCTGGTTACATTCAGAGAAGCAGAACCCGTGGTGCTTCAGGTTCTTACGACAGCATGACCACAGAGGTTTACGAGGAGCCCACCACAGACGGATTATCCGCAACCACAGACGGATTATCCGGCGCAGGTTTTCCCGGCGCAGGCAAATCCAACACTAATGAATATATAAATATAAAGAATAATGATAATAACGAACGTGTTGAAAAACCTAAGAAAAATCAGTTTAGCGAAGAGTTTAAAGCCATTTGGAAGATTTACCCAAGGCATGTAAACAAGGCCGGTGCTTTTAGGGCATATAGCGCTTCTGTCAATAGAGGTTGTTCGCAGGACGAGATGCTCCTTGCTTGCAAAAATTACGCTGAAGAAAAGCGTGGACAAGAGCAAAAGTTTATTATGCACCCCGCAACATTTTTTGGTCCCGACGAACGATGGCGTGATTTCTTGCCTTCAACCTCAGAGGAGTCTACCCATTCTCTCGAGGGTGATGAGTACAAATCAGCAATTATTTACGACGATTACGATGATTTTTCTTGTTGGACCAATGGCAATGGAGAGATGCTTCTTGACAATCCTGCTAAACACGGCTACAGTAGACCAGTCGACGGCAAGGGTCGATTAGTTGACCAATTTGGCAAGCCATACGAAATCAACACAGCGGACGGGAAGCGAAGGTACATTATTTAATGGGCGAAGAAAAGATTCCCTACGATTTATTGGCTGAAGACTCTGTAATTGGTTCAATGGTTTTAAACCGTGAAGCAGTTATGGTTGCTATTGATTTAGTTAATGAGGCAGATTTTTACAGCCCTTTTCACGCAAGGATGTTTTCTGCTATTACATCTCTTTACAAAAAAGGGGTGGCAATTGATGCAATAACTGTTTCTTCAGAAGCAAATGACCCATCGGCGGTTGAAAGACTTATGGGCATTTGCATTAACGTTCCAACATGGAACAACGTTGCAAATTATTCATCGATTGTCTATAAACATTCTGTTTCTAGAAAACTGATTAAGGACTTTAGCGATGCTGTAAAAAATATTCGTATTGGTTTAGACCCTTACGAACAGGCTAAGTTGGTAGAAAAATCTGTTTCTACTATTGGAAACATTCACGCCACAGGTCCAGAGTCATTAACACTTTACGAGTTGGCTGACCGTGCAGAGGCCATTGCGCCGGTTGTTATTCCGGGAATGATGCACAGAGATTATAGAACTATTGTTGTTGCCGAAGAAGGCGCTGGTAAATCACTTTTGCTTAGAACAATAGCAATGTCTGCTTCTCAGGGTTATCACCCATTTAGCCATCAAAGAATTGAACCGGTTCGCGCTTTAATTATTGACCTTGAAAACCCTACGCAAGCAATTACTCAAACCGCAGTTCCATACATGAACATGCTTCGTGAATTAGATGGCGCATCGTTTGATGCAGAGCGGCTTCGTTTTTTTAGGCGACCTGGTGGTATTGAAATTCGTAGTTTGTCTGACAGGGCAGAGTTGCAACGAGAGATTGCATTTCACAAACCAGAACTTGTTTGTATTGGTCCTATTTACAAAATGTATCGTAGACAAACAGGTGAGTCGTACGAAGATTCTGCTGATGAAGCAATGGCGGTTCTTGATGATTTAAGAACAAAACATGAGTTTGCTCTTATTATGGAGCACCATGCTGCAAAAGGTAAGGCCGGTGAAAAACGCGAGCTTTCTCCTATGGGTTCTCAACGTTGGATGGCATGGCCCGAAATTGGTATATCATTGTATAAAGACAATAGAGACCCAACGACCATGCACGTAAAGCGCTATAGAGGCGACCGTTTGCAGGGTGTAAACTGGCCAGACCGCATTATGCGTGACAAAAACTGGTTGGTTGAAGGCGCTTGGGATGGAGGGCTTATATGACAGTAGTCGTAGCCTATACAAACGAAACAGATTGTTGGATGTATTATGACTCGGCATCAAGCGATGACGACATGGTACTTGCTGCCCGCACTCCAAAAGCAATTATTCACGCGGGTAATGGAATTATTGGCGCAGCCGGTTCTTGGCGCGTTATAAATCTCTTGTCGAAGTTAAAGGCAAGAAAAGTGAGCCCAGAGACTATTGTTTCTATGCTCAAAGAAGTCAAGGGTGAAGATGAGTCCATCAAAGAGATGGAAATTATTTGCGCTTGGCCAGGTCGTCCATTAGTCATTATTCAAGGTGACTTTGCGATGATTGAAATGGAATCGCCGTATTTAGCGATTGGTTCAGGTTCCCCCTATTCACTTGGCTACCTTGAAGGTTGCGAAGAAATAGGCCCAGAAGAACTTAACTACGCCGTGGAAGTAGCAATTAAATACTCCCCGAGCGTGGTTGGCCCAGTGAAAAATCTTCACTGTGGGTCGAAGTAGAAGGGAATAGATGAAATATCTATCAATTGTCCTTTTGACCGTAAGTAGTTTTGGTTTAGGTACAGCATTGCCAACTAAAAGTTCGGCAGACGCAACTTTAACTACAACTACAGAAGTGGGGGCATCATGGAACCCAGCATCATTACTAACACCACCCGTTGCACCGCCTTCTTTAACTCACATTAATGAGTCAACGACGACGACAACACTTTTTCCACCACCACTTGTTTCTCCGGAAATTGTGGCTAAATGGGAAAAAGTTGCTCAATGTGAACAAGGTGGTAATTGGCATGCTAGGGGACCTGTTTATTCAGGTGGTTTAGGAATACTAGAAACCAACTGGGTACAGTATGGTGGATTAAAGTTGTTTGGACCGTTGTACGCTGCAAGTCCTGAACAACAAGTTTTTATCGCAAGAAAAATACAAGCAACAGCAGGAATACCAGAATACGTCCCTGACCAATTTGGTTGCGGTCGCGGCTGGTAAATAAAAAAGGCAAATAAATGAACTTTGATGAATGGATAAAATACGGAATGGAAAATGGGTTTTGCACGCAACAATTTTGCATGACTCACGATTCATCTCCTCAACATGAAACGGAAGAACGCGCGTGGGAAGAGGGTAGTGACCCTTGTTGTCATGTTGTAAGATTGGGAACACCAGAAGATTGGGCTCTTCCCGATTGGTGGTTTAATGTTTAAAGGGAAAACATTTTTAAGTTTTTGGACAACAGAAAAAAGTTTGAAGTTCATCAAAACAAATTGGGCTACCATTTGGGTAGACACATCAAATTTACAAAAAAAGAAGAAAAATGACTGACCAAGAAATTTGGGAAAATAGATATCCTGGACAAAAAGTTCCTGGCAGTGACGCACCTATTGAGGGAAAATGTGGCGCAAAATTGCGCAACAAAGAACTTAAAGAACTAGAACTAGAACGGTATTGCATTAAAACTGCAGGCATGGGAACAGACCATTTTGGCGAAGGAAAATGTAAATGGCATTTAGGTAATTCACCTAGTCATGTTCGTGGTGCAGTTCAAGTTCAAATGAAAAAAGAATTAGCAACCCTTTCGGAAAGATTGGGTCAACCAGAACCAATGGGACCACCAGAAGTTGAAGCATTTTTACTTGCTTCAAAAATGAAGGCTTGGTCATTAATTTTAGAAGACAAGTTAAACGAGTTAAATGGTATTCTTGAGGTAACAGACAAGGCTGGCGTTGAACACGTTAGGGCATTGATTGAAATAGTTGAAAGAGCATGGGAAAGATATCAAGGTGCTCTTGAGTTTATGATGAAATACGATTTGCGTAAAAGAGTTATTGAACTTGAAGAACATCAAGCAAATTTAGTTGGAACAGCATTTATGGCAATTATTTTAAGTCAAGACTTAAAGTTATCTGAAGCACAAATTGAAACTGCTCGTGATATGTTTGCTAAAAAACTTAACGAAATGGGTGCAGATTTAAACCCAACTTGGGCCGCGAATATTATCGATGGCGAAATTGTTGATTAAGAGTCAAAAACAAAAACAACAAAAAGAAACCGGCCTCCGAAAGGGGGCCGGTTTTTTTATTGCTGACGGGGTGGTTGAGTTAGTTCCAAAACCCTACTCACACCACCCCATCAAGCGAGCTGGGAGAAAGCAAGGAAAACCCAGCGGACAAACGACCCGGAAAGTTGGGACGGAAGGGGTCGCTCTCGTCCGTTAAAACCCTACCACTTTTATAGACTATTGTCAACTTATTTTGAAATTTCCTCAAAATTTGTCATTTTGCTTTTGTTGTTTGGACATTTATGAGCAACTTCTTTAGCATTAGCCTTAACTTCGGCACTGCATTTAGGGCAAATCCATGTTTTCATTGTCTTCTCCTTCTGAAGCACTTTCTACCATTATAGCAGATGACTCTTCAATAGCAAGAACTCTTAATCTTTGGGTGGCAACAAGTTCTTCCCAATCCCAAAATTCTGGGTCTTCTTCTTGTTCGTCTTCAAAAAGGTCAACCTCAATAGTTAAAATATGACTTTTCCTATCAGGAATGTTGTTTATTGCCTCTTGCATCGTTTGAAGGTCCCAAATAAAAGTTGCTAAACAACGTTTTTGAGTCTCGCTCCAAAGTCTAACTTCGTACTCACCAGTAATTTCTGAGTTCAAAGCATGTTCAACGGCTTGCCAGGTTGGTTCGGCGGAACAAATTTGAGAAAATATTTCGTAAGCCTCAAC